TCTAATTAATTCGTCCTCATATAATTGTTTTAATAGTTGTATTCTATCTGGCGCTCTTTTTTGTGATAAATAATATGCAAGGCCAGAACACATACATGGTAGAAATCTGTAAGCAACATCAGGTGTTTTTGTAAAACCACCTGCATCTTCAATTCTGTTTATTGTGTAAAATTTTAATGTTGTATAAGTTGTTGCATCAGGAGCTAAATATAAACTTATAGTTGGAGTTGTTTGTCTATCAACATAATACTGTGAGGGTTGTCCTGTTTGTAATTTATTTGGAAGTGCAGCATAAGCTGATCTATCAATTTTTGTTAGTGCTATATCGTTTGTAGATGAACTATCACTTGCGGCTGCAGTTGTAGAGATATATGCTTCAAGAACATCATTGACATCTGTTGCAACAGTGTAGGTTGCAGTTCCAGCAGTTAAAACTTGTTCATTAAGTTGAACTTTCCAAAGGTGAATACCTCTGTTACCCCACTCTGAAAATAAAAGATTTAAACTTCTTCTTGCGCTACGTAAGTCATTCCCACTATTAGTCCGCATACCACATCGTTCGTATGCCTCTTCAATAATGTCATCGATCTGAAGATCGAATGATGTAGTTCCTGACGTAGCCATAATTCATTAAAGAATATCTTTATGATAATCCATAGATTTTCCAGGAATTAATTCTTCATCTTGTAAACCCATCCCAGAAGTTCTAGCTGCACCCATGCCTTTAATAGCGGCACCTCCTGCAACTTTTTTCATCATCTTAAAATCTTCACCAGATATTTTACCATCTTTATTTTTATCTAATTTTGCTTGATTGCCTTTTAATGCCATAATTTTCTCCTTAAAATATTATAGGTCTATCATACCACCATAGTATCTCTTGGTAAAGGTGCTGACGTTTGTTGGTTTGCCTCCAGGGTTACCGGCTTGTCTTTTCCTTGCAACAGCAGAACGCTTTTCTGATTCTGTCATTCGGCTTGCTTTTGCAGCAGGCACGCATTTGGGGTACTTTCTTTTTGATCCACTTGCAGATTTTCTTCCACATTCTTTATACCCTCCTCCTTTTTTAGGTGCAGATATATCTACCCATTTTTCTGAGAACCATTTCTTTAAACCAGATTTGGCCATTAGAATACGCCTTTGAATCCTTTGCCTCTAATCGCTGCTCCCGTGCCTCTAGCTTCTCCACCTGTATTAAATGTTTTAGAAAAACTAAATGTAGCACTTTTGTTTTTACCAGATTTAGATCCAGTTAAACTTACTCCACCACTTTTATCATCAAATTCACGAGAAATACCTAATGATATTTCGCTATTAATATTTTCTTTATCAAATTTACTAATAGGTTTTGCGACTCCGCCTTCTATAGTAGTTTTACCCTTTGTAATATTTAATGAACCTCTGGGTATCGTTACATACTCATCATCATCAACCCCTAAACTTCCACCCACTGTTGTTCCCTTTAAAGAATTTTTTAGATAGTCTGGTATATTTTTTTTCTTTCCCATTAGAATACCCCTTTAAATTTAGTTCCTCTAATCGCTGCTCCTGATCCACGAACCTCGCCACCACACATTTTCTGTAAAGGCACTGCAGCTCCACTAATATTTGTAGTGGTATCAAGTGTCATAGCTCTACCTAAACCAGTTGGCTTAGTTAGATTGTAAGGTTTCTTTTTAGGTTTTTTATAGTTATACTTTTTTTCTTTTGGAAAATTGTCTATAATTTTTTGTGCTTCAATTTTAAGTTTTTCTACAGATATACCATCAGATGCTTTTACAACTGTTTGTAAAGTTTTTGCTTGAGCTGCATGAGTTTTAGATGCTTTTTTTAAACCCTTAATAACTTTATTAACTTTTATTTCAGCTCCTTCAGAAGCTTTCTTAGGTCCCCAATCTTTTCTTTTTAAACCTGATGGATCTTTCGCTTTACCTGCACAAATTTTAGAAGCATATGCGTTTGCATATGCGGAAGGATAAACCTTAAATTTTCTTTTGGCTGCGGCTTTGCCTCTTGCACATAATTTAGTCATGCAAGATTATAACATTTTTTGACTAGACAGTAAATGTCTTAGCCAATTGAGTTTTTTTACGTTTGATAGCAAGTTTAACTTTTTTCTTTTTTTCTTTCTCATCTCTCGCACCACGTAATTTACCCTCTATTTGTTTTGATATTTGTGATCTTCCTATTGTCATAATTAATTATACCACAGTCTCATATCGAATGTTACCTGATATTGATATCCTTTCACCTTCTGATTTATAAAATGGGTTTACTTGATGTAATAGTTTAGACGGAAACATCATTAAAACTCCCTCATGTGATTTGTCTACTGCTATGGGGAAGGTTCTTTGGTTTCCAGCTATATCGAAATAACAAAAGTTAAAACTAGCTGTAATAGAATCTCCTTTATCATCAAGATCTTCTTTTCTTTCTTCTTTAACATCATAAGGTATTTTTACCCATAAAACCCAAGATAGAACTCCTTCGTGATGATGTAAAGGCACATACTCATTTTTAGTTTGGTAATTTACCCACATATCTTTACCGTTAAAAGCAAGATCATTATTTGTGCAATAAATATTTCTTAATCGAATATCATGATTTTTTTGATAAGCATCAGCTATACCTAAAACTTCTTCGGCTAACATATTTTCGCATTCTCTTAGCCTATAATGACTGGGAGTTCCTATTCCAGATAAACCTGTTTTAAATTTTTGCATTTTATGATCTTTTAAGTTTAAACATTCGTTATAAACTTTTTCAAACTTATCTTTATGAAGCTTTGTTATTGCTATTGGTAAAGTTGGTAAAAATTGAAACTCTAGTTTATTTTCCATTTGGGTCTTTATATTCTTTTATATGAACAATCATATTAAGATTGAATCTATGAAAAAATTCTTTTGGTGCAAATCCTCTATGTATTAAATGAGATGGAAACACAATTGCTTGACCCTCTTTACTGTAAATTTTTTCTCCTGTTTCAAACTCAGTTCCTCCGTCATTTGTGTGTAAATTGTATAAAACTGAAACACAGTGGCCATAGGTGTCTTCATCACAATGCCAATCTGGTCCTGCATTTGGAGTATAAAAATTCCAATACATTCTTCTTGGAGCTGCCATTTTATGTTTTGATTGTTGTGCTGCTAAATGAAAAACCCATTTTCCAAATGTATTTAAATAAGGGTCACCATTTTTACCATGCATATCTTCTAAACTTGTGTGATACATTCCAAAATCTTTAGCACGATTACCTTCTATTACTTGGTTAAAAGATTTTTGAAACATAGGAGGTTTATCATTAGCAAACCTCCAATCTATTTTTCCAAGATATTCAATAACTTCTTTATTTAAAAAACTTGGAATTGGTAAATCTAATAATTCTATTTTTGACATAAGATCAAACCAGATCTTTAGCTTTTCCTATCACTGGTTTGTAATGGGTTTTACCATCTTTTTTAAATGCATGCAAGAATTGTTTTCTAGGTTGATCAGATGTGTAACTACAATGTATCCATCCCGAGTTAGGTTCGCCTGGCGTGTAGAACTCGAGTATCAATTGATCATAGTCTAAATTTTTATTTATCCAATCAGCTAATTCTGCATTGTCGGTTCCCATACATTCGAAGTCTGCAGCCTCAGCTTTTGCATGTTGGCTATTGATCGAGCTACCTATTTTTAGGCAAAGTTGTTCGCTACGGAACCCTGACGTGACCTTTACTCTGCCGAAGTGGTCACGTACCGGTTGCAGTATATTTTCACATAATGCTTTTAATTTTTCTATCTGACCTGAATTAGGATTGTTGTTGATATCTAAACGGATAGCAGTATCCGATTTGATTAACTCTTGAAGAGTGAAGTTACGTGTTAATTCCATATATTACTCCAATATTAACTTTTTAATTGATAAAGATCCATCTATATTTGTCTCAAGTTCTGCTGAACCAGTATAACATTTATAGGATACACTTTCTGAATATTGTCTTTCCGCCTGGCGTTTACCACGTAAACACGTAGCCATCGATTCTTGAATACGTGCCTCATTAATACTTCCATTAACAAACATAAGAAGTGCTACTACAGTTTCTATCATTGTCCGTTACCATTTTTATATACTATCTCTCTGTTGGCATCTTTTAATTCTTCTACATCTACTAATAATTTATTGATCTGACCTTCCATAAATTCTATTTTTAATTTATTACTCATGTTCATTTCAATATTTTGTTGTAGTTTTTCTACTTGTTTGTATAGATCTT